AGTAGCAGATTGAAGAACTGTCAATGCAGCCGGAGATACGATAGCCCAGTTACCTGCGCCACGACGAGTGCGTTGAGCGATCAAGTTAGCAGAGCGGTTGATCAAAACAGCCAATGCAGCGTGTTCGTCACCAACGAATGTTGCTGTACCAGATACAGCAGCTTGGTCGTAAGCGTAGTCAGTAGCAGCCAATGCGCTCAAAGAACCGATGATTTCTTGGTCGATTTCAACAGTGATTTCTTGAGCTAGAGCAGCCATGATTTCAGCTTCGATATCAAGACCGTGCATAGCTTGAGCGTCTTGAGCAGCTTCGAAAGTCCAGCGTGCGCTTAACTTACGAGTCTTAGCTTCAACGACTTGCTTCAAGATTTGAACGTTGATACGGTTACCAGGAACGCCTTCTAGAGATGCAGTAGAACTTGCATAACCAGCTGTAGTACCAGAGTAAGCAGTAGCGATCTTGAATGGAGACAATGCTTCGTCACCAGCTGTAGTACCAGTTGCACCGCCTGTACCAGTTACGTTGTCTGTATAACGGACACGTAGTGTGTGGATTTGCGATACTGGACCTGTCATTGGCTGAACGCCGATGATTTCGTTAGCGATAACAGTTGGCATAACACGACGAATAACTGGAAGAATAACACGGTTAAGTGTTGCTACGTTACCAGCTGTAGTTGCGCCAGCAGTAGCGTTTTCAGCCAAATGCTTGCGTGTGTTTTCCAAAATTACTGCCATGTTGGTTCTTTTAGAACCGTTTAAGCCTTCTAGCAGAGCGTCTTTTGTCTCGCCCCAACGGCTTTCTAATAATGCTTGTGTCATTTTCTTTCCTTTTTCCTTTTAGGGTTAAGTCACTTTAGCCCTGCTAATCTTTTTAATTCAAAAACATTTGCTGTTTCCACAACTTCTTGTTTCTGAACGTGTTTAGCAGATTTATCTCCTGTTACTTCGACTTTGCTTTCTGTCAATGCAACTTTAGCAGTTGCTTTAGCAGGTGCACCGCCGTTTAGTACAGCAGGAAGATACTTATCAAATGCGGACTGTAACTTGTCGGTCTGCACTGATTCAAGAAGTTCACCCATTACAGTGGCCTTCTCTTTGTTCAATGGTTTCAACATTTCAGCAAGTTTTGCCTTGCGATCTGCCGATTCCTTGATAATACGTAATTCTTTTTCTTTTGATTCAACCAAGACTGCCTTCTCATCAGCAACCTTACGTGCTTCGGCGATAACAGCAGTCTGTGTATCAACGATTTGACGTAGTTTAGCGATTTCTGTGTTCTCATTAAGATGAGTAACAGCGAATTCACTAGCAAATGCTTCGAATAGGCGACGTCCAAACATGTTCTCACGAGCGATTTGAATGTCTTCTTTTAGTTGAGTCATTTCAGACTCTAGTTTAGCTGTAACGGATTCTTTAACCATTGCTGCGCTACGTGCAACAAATGCAGATTGAAGTTCTGCAAGTTTTGCTTTAGCACCAGCGACAAGCTGCACTTTGGTTTCAACCACTGCACGTTTGTCAGCTTCAAATTCTTGAATTTCTTCAGCCAGAGCTTTGATAACAAACTGTTCAAGTTTAGCAATGCTATTCTCGTATTGTTTGCGATCTGCACGAAGTTCTTGGATTTCTTCTGCTAGTTTAGTAACTAGGAAGTTATCGAACTTCTCAGTAGCTTCAACCATACGAGAGTTAAATCTCGCACGATCTTCTGCCAACTTTTGTGTCTCTGATTGGAATTCGCCAATCTCAGCAGTTAAAGATTCTGTCACCATTTTGTCCAGAGCCTCAACCATAACTTGTTTGTCGTGTTGGTAACGTTGAGAGAATTCTTCACGCAATTCTGCACGAACTTGCTCACGAGCTTCGTTGATACGACTCTCGAATGCTTCGTAAATTGCCTTTTGAGTACCCTCATTAATGATACCAGACTCCAACAATGGTTTGATAGCGTCTAACATTGGTTCCATACTCCTTTAGATTTTAAGGTCTTTGATAAGGCGTTTAATGCCTTGTTCAACGTACTTCTGTACTTTTTGATCCTGAGATGCTTCACGAGCCACCTCAAGTAACTGTGCGCCACCGCGCATGTTCATCAAACCTTCGTAAATTGCTTTAGGATAGGCATGAGGAGCGCTCGGTTGTGCAACAATGTCCACAGTAATGATTTCAAAATCACTCACATGGCCACTGCTTTCGTTAACATTGCCGCTACCACGACTGCTAACACCTAACTTAACACCGCTAGTCAACATTGCCTCAACAATCTTGCCCATCGGAGTTGGTAAAATTTTTAATTGTCCGTAACCACAGGGTCCGTCCATCCACATGTTTTCAATCATGTGTGTGACACGATCTAAGTTAATCTTCAAATCATCAGGGTGATCCAATTCGCCTAGAACTGAATAACCACCCTTGATTTGTTCATTGATAGTGTTAACGGCTTTAGAGATTTCCTGAACAGGATAAACACGTTGGTTAGCGTTCTTCACGCCTCCCTCGATGAATATCCCCTTCATTTTCAGAGTCTTACCTTTACCATCGCTGGTATCTTCCTCCAAAATTTGGATGCCAGCGTGATTAAAAGTCAGAGTCTCTTTTAGGTACAAAGCCATTTTCGTTTCCTAATTACTTACGGCCAGTGTTCTGTACTTGTACAGACTTCTTAGAAACAGCTACAGACCCGTCAGTTGTAGAACCTTCTGGCTTCTTTGGAGTTTCTTTTGTTTTGAATGCTGTCTTACCAGCATTTGCGCCAGGTTGATTTTGGAACTTCTCGTTAGAGAATGTTGTCTCACCCTTGCTATAAATGTTGCTTGGCTTTTTGAACTGCTTACCGTCTGGGTTTTCGTTAGAACCGCCCTTAACGATGTTGCTGCTTTCGCCGCCGAAGTCAGGACCTTTAGACAAACCAACAGACTTGCTGTTTACTGTAGGAGCGTCACCGCCTGTACCAACAGTCTTGCCTTCACCAGTTGCTGGCTCTTGCTTGTAGATTTCGCCGATCTTGTCAACGTATTCTTTCATGATTTCAGCTTCTGTCTTGCGAACGATAGATTCTGTCTTACCAGAACCGCTCTTGCCGCTGCCAGACTTACCAGAACCAGCTACGCCAGAACCAGACATGCCTGAACCAGACTTACCAGAACCTGCGAAAGGATTCTTACCTTCGGCAAATGCTTCTTCGCCGCCTTCTTCACCAGAAGTTTCTTCTTCGCCGCCGTCCATGTCAAAGTCGCTTGCGCCTTCATCATCGCCGCCCATGTCGTCACCACCGAAGTCGTCACCACCCATGTCATCGCCACCTTCTTCACCACCCAACATAGCTTGCAAATCAGCTAATTGAGCTTGTAGGTCGTCAAGTTTAGATGCGATCTCGCCATCTTGTCCTTCTTCTTCGCCGCCGAATTCTTCTTCGCCGCCGAATGTTTCTTCGTCATCAGCGCCGAAATCATCGTCGCCGCCTAATTCAATTTCACCGCCTTCAAGGTCGTCTTCGCCAAGACCCATGTCTTGAGCTTGTTCGTTTTGGTCGGTAATGTCTGAAACGAAACCTTGAGCTTGATTTCCACCAAGTTCTTCGTCCATTAGACTTTCGTAAATTTCACGAGACTTTGCTACCACGATATCGTGGAACAATGCCTTCGCTGTTGCTTCGTCTTCATTAAGAATGCTCTCAATGAGTTGTTCGTATTTGTTCATTTAAGGAACTCCTTTTGTTTGGCTTTGTATAATTTATTTAGATAACTACGCAGATTTAGCTGTTTTATGCGTGTTTTTTCGCGGTTTTTCCGGAATAATTAGATTCCGCCCATGCCCGCAGCAGGTTCAGCACTTGCACCGTACTGACTCTGGATATCTTTCATCTTGGTCTCGAATTCAAACTTACGCACATCATTTGCCATACGTAGACGGTTCAGGTGTGCAAAAGTCAAGCGACTCTTACGAAGATCGCCCAACTTCATGACGCTATTATCATCCTTTTCGGATTGATAACCTGGCTTTGCTGGCTCAGGGCTTTCAAATAAGTCAGATATAAACATAGTCTTATTTATATCAATTGGTTACATTACGCCTGGAGGGCTTGCTGCACCAGCACCTGCTGAGCCAGGAGCGCCGGCTTCTCCGCCGCCCATTCCAGTATCAAGTGCTCCTGCGCCCGCTTCTGCTCCCGGTGCCGGAGTAACGTTCTCAAGATCGCTTGCAAGACCGCCCGGAGTAATACCAACGTTACGCAAGTTGGCTTGTCCAGCATCTGCGCTTTCTGCTTTGCCTTTTTCTTCGCTCCACATCATCTCGTTTTCGCTCATCTCCATCTCGCTTAGACCCAAATAACGCTTCATCAAGAAACGCTTTGAGAAGTATGGAAATGCTTCTAGCTGTGTGAATGTGCCAATCTTTGCGCTGTCAATGTCTGCTTGGCGATACTGAGCAAAGTTCTGTGGTTCATTAAACTGTAAATCAAAGATTTGTCCGTCAATGTTGATGCCTCTCCAGCGCATGAACATCTTGAATTCTTGATCAAGTTTGTCAATGACCATACCTTGTAGGCGCTTACAGTATTGATTGAAACGCCATTCCTGAATCAGAGCAGTGCCCACTTTACCATCACTGATACTCTGTGTACCATCGTCCACTCCGGTTGGCAAATAACTTGCTGGAATACGTAGACCACGGAACAACTTGTTAGTAAAGAACTTCAAGTCAGTGATCTCACCCAAGTTTTGACCACCTGGAAGAATCTCAACACTTGAGCCACGACCGTCAGCAGTCTGTGGGAAGAAGAAGTCTTCGTTTGTTTGCAACGGGTTATACGTTGCATCCATCATGTTCTGACCACTTGCTGATTGTGTTGGGATACGGCGTTGGTTGATTTCGTTTTTGATACGCTCAATAAAGGCCATAGCCATGTGTGTTGGCATGTTACCCACGTCAATCTTGAACATGCGGCGCTCTGGGGCACGTTGCACACGATAGATAATGATACTGTCTTCAAGCAATTCTTTCTGTTTGAAAACTTTGAAAACGTTCTCTAATACGCTGTTACCAAAAGGCCAAAAGATATCTAGACCTTCAGTTAAACTCAAATGTACAACGTGTTCTGCATTAACTACAGCTTCGTTTTGTGCATGACTGAAACGACTACCACCAGAATATGGGGTGCGGGGCTGAACGTATGAGCCGCTTGCTCCACCGACTTGTGGGTGATTAGTG